GCTCAACCACGAAATAAACCGAATCCTCGCGCCCGCCCGCCGTCGTCTCGCGCACGGACGCCACGCTTTCGTAATCGCCATCGGTGTCCCAGTGCGTCCACGCGACCACTTCCTGATCGCGGTTGAACGTGAGCGCCAGCGCCTTCCCGTCCGAGCGGACGGCGTGCACGCGCCGCTGCGGCATCTTCGCGAACGCCCATTCGGTCAGCGTGTAGCCTTCGAACAGGTGATACGCCAGCACCGTCAGGTCTGGCCCCTTGTAGCTGTCCGATTCCAGCGCGTATGTCATGGACAGGACATAGCTGCCCGACTCTTCCACAAAGAGCACGTCGCCGCCGATCACGATAGGCGGGAGGTGCGCGCAGCCCCAATAGCTTTGCGGCTTCTGCTTGATCGTGCTCGCCGCGAAGGCGCTATCCTGGCCGCTGTTGATCTTCCACTCAGCGCCGGCCGTCAGCACGATAAGATCGTTCAACGGCACGAAATGCCGTATCTCATTGACCTGAAGCGCGTTGAGCGTCGCCGTGATCGCGTCATCGTCCCGCGACGGCGTGCTTACGTTCATGTTCTTGTGATTGCCGGTCTGGCTATACCATTGCGTGTCCGGCTTGTTCGTGGACCCGCCGAACACCCGCCGTTGCTCGTAATAGGACACAGCGCCCGGCTTGTCATCGGTGCCCGAGAACGGGTTGCGCGCGGCCGGCGGCGTGATGGACAGGTCCGGATCGTAATTCGTATCATCGAACTGCAGGGCCTCGGTCGAGCCGATGTAGCCGTAAAGCCCGTTCTCGTTTTTATAAACGTCATACTTGCCCGCGCCCGAAACGGCCGACCAGGCGACGCGATTGAAGTTGGTACCAGACAGCGTGGCGTTGCCGGTCGCGATATTCAGGACCGCAGTCGGCAGCGACTCTTCGAACGTCTCTGACGCTATCGCCGTCACCTTGTAATCGTAGCTCGTGGTGCCGGCGGCTCCGACCGTAGTCACGCCGCCGCCGGTCGGCGTCGCAATCAACGGCGCGAATGTCGGCGTCGAGAATGCCCAGGCCGCATGGCCGGTCCGCGTCAACTCGCGCACGTCATAGCCGGGATGCGTCAGCGTCATGACATCGGCGGACTGCACATATTTCAGCGTCGCAAGGTCCGCCTGCGCATAGGGCGATGCAATCGTGTAGACGCGCGCCACCGTGCCGCCAGACGTGTAGGCGTCGTAAGCGGAGCCGTCCACGCCCGACAATTCGAACGTGTCAGCCGTCTTGTTCGCGACCGTGAACCACCGACCGTTAAGCCGCGTCATGCCGACGACGCCGGCTATGTACACGGAATCGCCATTGCTGTAGCCGTGCGCCGCTGCCGTCACGACAACCGGGCTGGCCGCCGTCGCCGCCGTGATGTTAACCGCCGTCTCCGTCACCTGCGCGCCGTTGCGGATGAAGCGCACGTATTCGTCTCCGAACTCGATGATGTACGTGTCCGTCGTTTTGAACTGGAACGGGATCAATCTCGGCGGGTTGTCGAACTGCCCGCATGGCGCAATGAACTCCGTCCCCGGCCGGTTCGACGCGCCGCCATGCGGGTGAATGACCGCGTTCCGCGCGGTGCGCAGGCCGACCGCATACTTGGCGATATCGACGCGGCCGTACAGCGCCGGCGCTAGCTCGCCGGCCGCAAAGCTGGGTTGGATGAGCGCGGCCATCAGGCTCGCGCCCGAATGGACTCCGCTTCGCGCGGGCCGCGCTCGTGGCCCTCGCCCGCGTTGCTGCCCGTCGCCTGGCGGATGATCGCGTTGTAAACCTGCATCGCCTTGGTTTCGATTTCCTGCTTGCCCGTCAGCGGGAACGCCAGGTGATAGGCGATGCGCCACGACAGCGCGTCGATGAAGCGCGACGAGAACATGACCGGGTTCGTCTGATCGAAGGTATAGACCAGCACCGCCTCGGCCATGTCGGTGAGGATGGTTTTCTCGGCACCATCAGCCGTCGTCTCGACTTCGAACGGCACCGCGTCATCGGACCAGCCGAGCGGGTTGGCGATCAGCCGCGCCTTGACGCAATCTGACGGATACTCATAGCGATAGGTCCATTGGTTTTCCGGCGGGTCTTCGCTATGGGTTGCAAGCGTCACCCTCTTGCGCGCGAAATTCCAGTTGTGATCTTCGAGCGCCTGCAACCGTGACCAGTCGTACCAGATACGGCAGGCGTTCGCTTCCGCCGATGCTTCCGTAAGCGACTCAATCGTGCTCTTCGCGCCGATATGGCTCAAACTCATATTACAAATCTTCACAGACGAAATACTAGCCATGTTGCACGTCCTCCCGACCTATCACGCCGGGTTGGTGTCGAGGATACGATAGAACACTTCGACCTCGGCAGTACCATCCCCGGAGCCGACGATGGTGAACTCGGCAGCATCGTTCGAAATCTGAACAGCCGTGTTGTCGATGCCGGTTTCGGCGACGATAAGTTCAGTCAGATTGCCGGACAGGCCCTGGGTCGTTGCGGCGGCATCAACAAGACCGTCCGCTTCCATCACGTCGATTGTCGAGCCGCCGGCATACTTGAGGATCAGGTTGCCGTCCGCCGCCGCATCGTCGATGGCGGCGGACCCGAAGATGAGCCGGAACCTCCAGCCCAGCACCTGGATGAACTTGCCGGCACCGGGCGCGGCGATGACCTCTATCGGCGTGTTGGCGAGGGCCTGGAGGTCGAGCAGCGACAGCGCGGTGAGGCCGCGCTTGACCATTGGCAGCCCGTCAAACGTCGAAGTGCCTTCCACCGTCAGATTGCCGTGGAAAGTGCGCCCCGCCTGCGTCACGGTTTCCAGCACATTTCCGTCCGGGTCGCGCACCTCAGACAAGATGGCGTCGCCATCCGCGAAGGTGTAGGCAATCGTCGGCGTGATCGTCACATTGTCGATAGTGCCGTCATAGTCCGCCGCCGCGATGAACCGCAGCACCGCCGTGGCTCCCGCCACCAGCGTGACCGATACCGTATCGTCCACGTCACTGATTGCGTCGCTGGCCGCGCCGCCGCCGAGGGAGACAGTGAGCGAGCCCGCCGACGTGGTTATATCGAACGTGACGGTGTAGCTCGCGCCTTCCACCAGCCCGGCCGCAATCGTGGTGTCGAGGTTGGGCGTGGACGCGCTCGCCGTGCGCGTCGCCACGCCCGCCGCGATGGCCCAGCCAGCGCCGGCCGTCCACCCCGTGCCCGCCGCAAAATCGCCATTGGTCACGGTCAGCGCCGACACGCTTACCGCGCGCATGCGCAGCCGGTCGCGCATGCGCCCACGATAGCGTCCGGCCGCCGCAGTGGTGAAGGGGCCGGCGACAACCCGCCACGAGGTTTCATCCGGCGTCTGCGCGCGCTCCAGCTGCAGAGTGCCGTCTATCGGCCCGGTGATGACGTAATCGACTTCCTCGGCGGCGCGCCCCAGGCGGAGGGTGCTGGATACGCCATCAGCCGTGAACGTGCCGGATACGGTTGCCATCTTCGTTACCCCGTAATGTGTTTCACGGCCCACATAACCGCTTCCTCGATCTTCGTCTTAGCCAGCGAAATCTCGCGGCTGTTGCCAATCTGGCCGACAAGATCGTGGAACTCGCGGCCAATGTCCTTGACCGACTGCATCCGCGCTTTCTCTTCGGCAGAGAGTACGCGGTACTCGTGGCGCATCACGTTGTTGACCACGCGCGCGTCGCTGGTGCTCTCGACGGTTGCGGCCTTCATTTTCTCGCGCTCCTGTTTGCATCTTTCGCATTTGCCGCAGGCGGACCCAAGCGCGTAGCAACCGCGACAGGTTGGGGCGCTCATTTCTTAAGCCCGAAACGCAGCGGCTTGTCTTCCGGCATCGCCTCGGCCGCCGCGCGGTCAATGTCCGCCTCGCGCATTGCATTGCGCAACGGCAGCTTGGGCGCGGGCGCAGCCTCGCCGACCACCTTGGCGGACGACGGCAGGATGCTGCGGAACTCGTCCGGCACGTCCTGCGGCTCGTCGGACTTGCGGAACAACTGCCCGCTCATCACCTGAATTTTGTCCGGCTTGCGAACGGCCGACGGCGCAAACCAAGCATTGCGAAAAATGACTTTCATAGGTACAAGTCGGGGCGGCCGAAGCCGCCCCGCTCCTTATCAGTTGGCCGCGTCCGCGTAAGCCTTCCAGCCGGTCGGATCGAGCGACAGGAAGGCGGTGATCATGCCGGCGTCGAAGCCGGCGGTGCCGACCACGGCCTGCAGGCCGATGTACCGCTCGAACTCGGCGTTGCCCTTGGTGATCGGGTAAACGAACGTGGTGCCCGCCACAAGCGCGGCCTTCAGCATCGTGCCGCTTTCGAAATGCCCGCTCGACGTGGTGGCGTGGATGGTGGCGGTATCGTCAGACCGAAGCCGAAGGTTCAGCGTCGCCGCGTCGCCGCCGTCCGTGAACGTCTCGGTGACGACGCAAATCAGATAGACCGGCTGGCCGTTGCCGATATCGCGGCCCGCCACACCGATATCAATCTGGTTGGTGAAGAGGTAGGTACCCGTCTCCTGATCGAGATCGAAGTCAGCGGCAAAGAGCGTGCGGTTGTCGATAATCATTTCCGTATTCCTTTCGCGTTGGGGCGGGCCGAAGCCCGCCCCCGTTATTCCGATTAGCTTACCGCCGCTTCGTCGGCCGCCAGCACGTCGCACTGCGCGACGCGGATGCCCTGGAACGAGGTGACGATCTTGCCGCCCACGTTCTCCATCTTCAGCGAGCTTTCCTTGACCGCCGAAGAAAGCTGCCGGCCGAGCATCGTCACCATGTCACGCGACATGTAGATGACCGGGCGGCCCATCGCCAGATTCGGCGGCCGGCGGATCGCCTGGAACAGCAGGTCGGGCAGGTTCGCGCCGGACGCCGCCGTTGCAAGCAGCGTTGATTTGTCGATATTCGGGATGCGCACGACATAGCGCCAGTCGCGAACGGACAGGCCCACGTCCCAGCGATAGTGCGACTGGTAGGCTTCCATGAAGCCGCCCGAACCGTCCTGCAGGGTGACGAGGCCCTTGTCGGTATGCTGCAGGCCCGCCATGCTGCCCTTGGGAACGATGCCGTGAACAGTCAGCGGCGACCACACCACGAGCCAGATGGAGTTAAGATCGGTCTGGCCACCAGCGGCACCGCCGTCGATGATGTTTTCTCCGTTCCCTGCGGTCGTGTCGTTGAGGCGCGGGGCCAGGCCGGTGAACGCGGCGGCCTCGGTGCCTTCATTGCCGAAGAAGAGGTACTGCGCGACCTTCTGGTTAAAGCCCTCGATATGCGCGACCTCTTCCTGCAGCCGGAACGCCGCCAGGTTAGGGGCCATGTCGGCGAGCGCCTTGTCAACCACCGCATAGTCTTCCAGCATGCCGGTGTTGTCGGTCACCTGCACGGTCGTGCCCTTGGTCGCCTGCACGAACTGGTAGAGCGAGCGCCAGGTCGGATCAGGCAGGCCGGTGCGAATCGTGGTGCGGTGGCCCGTGGTCAGGTTGCCCTCGACCCAAGTCATGTCATCGAGGATTTCGTTGCGCTCGGCCAGAAGCTCCACGATGGTTGCGATCTTGCCGTCCGGATCGGTGGCCTTCGCCAGATCGAGCAGGGTAGGATTGGTTACTGCGAGTGCGCCCATTTCTATATCTCCGTCGCTGGGAAGGCCGGCGTCTCACGACGCGGGTCCGGTTTCGTTTACTTGCTGGTGCCGCCGAACATGATTTCCGCCGCGCTACGCTTCCCGACGTTCGCCTCGCCGGTAACAAACTTGTCTTCGCTGATCGCCCTGCCCACCCGCGCCCAAGCGCGTATGAATTCGGGATGGTTGCCCGCGCCGGTCGCCTTCATCGCGGCTTGCAGTTCCGGCGTGCCGAACTGCTTGATGGCCTTCTTCGCCATGCCGAGCGACTCATCGAACTTGTCGCCGCCGATTTCCTTGTCCGCCCTGACGTCGGCCACCCATTTGTCATTGGCCGCCTGCCAGGCAGTCTGTTGGGCTTCCGACATTCCCTTGACGGTGTTGACGTAGAAATCGACCAACTTCTGCGCGCCGGCCTGATCCAGCCCAAGCTCTTTGAACAACGGCTGCGCGGCTTCGAGCTTGACGGTATCGACCTCTACACCTTCGGGCAGCTTGAACGCCTCATAGGCTTCCGGCGGGCCGTCCTTCTTTTCTTCCTTCTTTTCGTCGGCCTTTTTGTCGCCCTCGCCGTCCTTGGGCTCGTCCGCCGGATTGTCCTTATCGAACAGCTTTTCCGATGCGGTTTTGTCAACGGTCTGGTCAGCCGTCTTCTCGACAACCGCTTCCTCGACCGCCAAATCCGCGTCAAGCACCGTGTCAACCATTCGCTTCTGTCTCCTGCGCCTCGCGCCGCATGAGCGCGTAGGCTTCCGGTTCTGCTTCGCAAATCTCCGTCAAGGCCCACAGGCCGACGTGCCGCTTGCCTTCGTTGTAGCTCGTCATATGGGCGGCTTCGCCCGCGAAACTCTCGCTGTAAATTTTGCACTCACTGAGCAGCCGCCACATGAAACGCCGCCCCAGCCGTGTCGAAACGATCAATCGCAGCGCCGCCAGATCGTTCTCCCGCTTGAGCTTCACCTTGCCCTTGCGGGTTTTCACCTGTACCGCGTCGCCCGCGTCGTACTGTCCCTCGCCCATTGTGGGCATAATAGCACACCCGCTGTGAAATTGTCACTACTATGTGTGCAAAATATCAACCCGCTTGACCCAGGCCGCCGGGATCACCGTGGAGCCCAGCCCATCGTCGCCACCCACGCTATGCGCCAAGACGATCCGCCGCTTGTTTCGCTTCACGAGGAAGCCCACGCTTTCGATCATCAGCGGGCGCTCTTTGGCGATATCCTTGAGCGAGCGCCACCCCGCGCCATTCGCGGCGTCACCCCATGTCACGCGGACGATCTTCACCCCGCCTCCGATATCTCAGCCACCTTGCCGGCGGCGTTCGCCATGTCGGACGCGGGCTTGGCCATCGCCGCCAACTGCTGCGCCTGTTGCGCCTGCTGCCGCGTCTCGCGCACCTCGGCAACCTTGTCGTCAGAGACGATGATCTTGGGCGACAAGCCAATCATGGTGCTGTATTCGTCAACTGACTGATCGGCATCGAACTTGTCCCACACGTCGGGCTGCATCCCCGCCGCCGCCTGCGCCTGCGCCAGCCCGCCAATATACATCGCCATCCGGTCAATCGCGCCGGTGCCCACCGCGCGCTGCGCCTGCGCCAGCACCGAGATATATTCGACCTTCAGCGGCGAGCCCTGCAATTCTTCGGGCGCGGGCGGCAGGATATCGGCGCGCACCAGTTGGGCGAACGTGCGGTCGATCAACGGATTGAGCAATTCGCCGTGCAGCCGTTCGAGAACTGGCCCCAGCATGAGCAGCTTTTCTTCCTTGCGCTCCATAAGCTCCATGACGTTGCGCGGCTGCACGCCCTCCATTTGGCTGATCGCCAGGAACAGGTCGGCATAGAACGAGCGGTCGATCCGCTGTTCGATTGACTGGATATCGTTCAGCAGCCCGGCAAGCTCGGGCTTCACCATATAGACGGGCTCAAGCACAGTCCCCTGCGGCTCGCCGTCGTACAGGTTCGCACCGCCAGGCAGCGACGATATCGGCACGTTCTTGAGCGCGCCGGGTCCGCGCAGCGGCGGGTTGACCATCTTGTCAATGGCCTGCGCCTTGCGCTTCTCCTCGACCTGCAGCGCCTTCACGTCGCCGAGCGCCGTCATGCCGGGGCAGTCCGTCCCGTATATATCCTCGCCGGTCACGTCCCAGCGCGGCGCGAAGGCCGGGAACTCTTCGAACCCCGACTCGCGCAATAGCTTGTCTTCGGTGCCGCCGGCTTCGTAGTAGACCGACCGCACGGGCTTGTTCTTCGCGTCCTTCAGCCGCAGGTCGCGGTCGTCATTGGGCTCGACCGCGTGCACCACTGGCACCCACGAATCGACCTGGCCGCGATCATACATGCTCTTGACAGCGACGCTGGCCACGGACCAGTCCATTTCGCCGCCCGGTCGCGCAACGAATTTCTCGACCACCTGCCCGACCGTCATTTCGAATTCGCGGTACAGCGTGTTGACCACGCCGCGCTCGCCGGTCGCGATCATGTACGAGCCGACAGTGTGCGGATAGAACCGCGCCACGTCCTCGAAGTCATCGACCTGCGACATGCAGCCGGTTCCGAACAGGCCAAGCTCGCGGTACAGGACCGGCAGGGCGTTGTAGAGGTTGGACTGGTTGAACACCTCGCGCGTGATTTGCTCGACGCTGTACAGCCATTCCTTGACCGGCGCGAACTCCATCATGTCGCTGTCCGGCGTCGCCAGCCGGAACCACGGGCGCGCCGGCGAGGTGATTCCCGCCATCATGCCCGAGACGCAGGTGCGCAGCGCCATCGTCGCGGCGCTGTTGATGATCTTCGAATTGCGCTTGTCGCCCTTGTTACGGTCGGAGGAGAGGAACCGGCCGCGACGCGGCGCGATGAAGTCGGACAATTCCTTGTAATGGGAAATGAACGACGACCGCTCGTTGAGCAGCACCGACTTGCGCTTTTGAAAATGCTCGCAGCGGGTGGGCATGGTTATTGGCCTACTCGCTTGCTGTTCTCG